CTCGAACACCTCGTCAGGTACAGGCTCCTGCCCCACCCGCTCAGCAGGCGCAGCAATCTGCTCTGCGTGCTCGCGCTCCTGCTCTGCGAGATACTTCCAGTGCTCAGCGGCAGGCCAAGGCGACTCGACAACTACAGCCGACACATTGACGCTGCAGCCGGCTGACAGCGCGTTCAGCGCCGCAGCATGCTTCTCGGCGTCTTCGCGATTGAATGCCGGGTAAAGCTCGTCCGGGCCTTGAGCGTGGACGGCCCATAGCTTTCCAACTGTCGAGGATTCCTCGGTAGTTGCAGACCGATCACCGGGCGTAGAAGAAGTGGCAATAATCTCGCGCAACTGGCGCAGACCTTCCCGTATCTTGATCTCGACGTACTGAGATGCGCGATCTGGAACGCGCCAAGACTTCTCGATCGTGTTCAGTAGCTCGATCGGAACGCAAGGCCGTGCGGCGGCAAGCGATTTGAGTAAAAGTCCATTTTCACGAACCTTCTCCAACAGCTCGTCTTCGGCTTCCTTGTAGAGACTCTGCAGGCCAGCGCTCTTTGTGCGCAGCTCGGCCAGCTCAGTCTCAAGCGCCTCGCAGCGCAACCGGTAATCGCCCCGGCTCAGCTCTTCTTTGTCAGTCATCCGCCTGCACCTCATCTGGATAGCGCCGCATACCGCGAACGCCGGACTCGCTGTCGATAGCGATCTGATTTGCTTGCCGTGCCAGCTGGCGCAGCTGAGTTGGCGTCATCTGGGCATCAAGCCCGGGCAGGCCGTTTACTACGGCCACGGGCTGCCCGTTGCGCCCGTCGATGTGCCGGGCTGTGAGTTGGGTGGTCATGCAACCCTCCGAATCTCGTTAAGGATGTTGGATACCGGCACCGGGCAGACTGCGTTGCCGAGCAGGTGCACGGCCAAACGGTGGTTGTCTGGCAACTGGTAGTCGGCAGGGAATGACATAGCGTCCCGGCACTCGAAGCGGCTCAGCATGCGCATCTGGTCGCCGCGGATGACGGCCCAGCGGTCGCGCGTGGTGATGGTGCCGATCGGGCGATCAAGACTGCGGCCGATCTTGGTGTTGCCGTAGTAGCTGATCAGGAACTCGTCGCCGAACTGGGACCGGCCTGCCGCCACCCGCTCGAGCGTGGCCTTTGCTCGCCCTGGCTTTTCGATGGGTTGCCAGTTGCCTCCCGTCATGTCGACAAAACTGGACGCCGGCACATGCTGCTGGCGCTGGAGGTTCAGCAGCAGCGGGGCGCTTGAGCGGGTCAGCACCAGGAACATGCGGATGCGGTTCTGGGGTGCGCCGAGGTCCGCGGCGTCGACGATATGCGGCGCGACCTGATAGCCCAGCGCGTTCATGGCCAGCTCCCACGGTCGGTACAACATCCAGTCCAGAAACTCGGGAACGTTCTCGACGACGATCAGGGGCGGGCGGTGGTACTCAGCAGCCGATACGACAGACCACGCAGTAGACCGGCTGGCGTCGTGCTGCGGGTTGCCAGCTGCCTTGCCGCGGGCCTTGCTGTGGCCTTGGCAGCAGGGGCTGGCGAGCATGAGGTCATGCTTTGGCACCAGCGACCAGTCCGCCTGGTGCAGGTCTTGGCAGATATGCATGGCGTCAGGATGGTTGCGGCTGTGCCACTCGACAGCCTCGGGCCAGTGGTTCGCTGCCCATACCACATTGCAGCCAGCGAGAGACGCGCCCGTGCTAAAGCCGCCGGCGCCGGCGAACAGGTCGATACAGTCCATTGGGTTACCTCGGGGAAGGGTTACGCGGCGTCGTACTTGTAGTCCTGCCAGGACAGCATCGGCGCGCCTTTCTTGGTTTTGCGGATCTGGCCGTGGCCGTCTTTCTCAGGCGCCCGCGCCTTGATGGTCAAATCCCGACACCCCCCCCTGTTGCGGCAAAGGGCAATGAAGTCGCGGGCGAACTGCGGCGCATCGAATGGCTTGCACAGCTGGACGGTGCGGGCACCGGCCATTACCTCGTCGGCGCGCTTCTGTACTGCTGCCTCCCATTCGTCAGGCGTCAGGTCGACAGTCACGCGAACACCCTTCACCAGCTCAATGCGGGTGGTCGGCGTTTTCTTTCTGGCTTCAGCCAGGGCAAAGTCTCGGGTCATCCCGAATACGGCAAACGTGCTCATGTTGGTTACCTCGGGTTATCAGCTGCGCTCAGAACCGCGCATCAGGAAGGGTGTTTGCGTAGTGGTCGGCTATCTGCTCGTTGAGCTTGTCCAGCAGGTCTGGGCGCTTGAACTCAAGGTGCAGGTTGCCGTTCTTGAAGGCTTTGGCCCGGTATAGGTCGCACTCGTAAACGGCGCGCTCTTTAAATGCCACGTTGAGCGCAGACACCAGCTCATGCGCCTTGAACTGCTTGTTGTCCAAGGTCTGAAACACGCGGTCGATATCGTTGATCTTGTCGGCAGCGCCGCCGCGGCGGATGCATAGGCCCCTGGTAAATGAATGCTCTACCATGTAGCCCATCACGATCTTGCGGCCGATGCGGAACGGCTCGCTGCTGTTGGTCTTGTAGTTGTCGGAAAGGACTCGGAAGACGTTGACCACGCCACGGCGGAACATGTGCCCGGCATCCTGGTGCAGGCTTGCGAACGTGCTGATGATATTTGCCTCGGTGAACTCTGGCGGCGATGGCGAAAGGCTTTTCTCGAACTCAGCCACAGCCTGTGCATCCATGAGCTGCTTGAAGCCGGTCAGATCGAAAGCCCGGCGCCACATCCTGCCGTCCATTTCCACGCGCACCCGCTCGTGATCCTCAGCGATCATGCCGCCCCGTGGCATCAGGTAGCGGCCATGCGGTGCAAGAAGGGTCTCGGCGCTACGCGTCAGCCGGCGGGCGTCCTCGATCAGCCGCAGGGCGTCGGCGCGAGCATTGACCAGATCGGTCAGCGTTGTGGGTAGTGCTACTTCCTTGAACGGGCTCATGGCTGTCGACCGAACTGTACGCCGTACTTTTTGGCCCAGTAACCCACCGTGCCGCGCGGAACGCCGATCCAGCGCGCTGCGTCCGCCACACTGGCCCCGCCTGCTGCCTGGGCGCGCATTTCGCGCAGCTGTTCAGGGGTAGGGCCGACATGCTTGTGCCGGTGACCGGGGGCGACCTTCAGGTCAATGCCATGCTCCTTGGCTGCCTTGCGAACCAAGCCGGTAGACACGCCCAGCTTCTCGGCCAGTTGGTTTGCCGATAGCTGCCCGGCATGGGGTTTGATCTTCTCGGCCAGCTTGTCGCGCTCGACTCGCGCTTTGCGGGCCTTCGCCTCTACCGCTGCGGCCATGCTGACGTGCAGCTCTTCTACGGATTTTGCAGGAGGGCGCCGTGCGGGCTTCGCTTTTGCTGGTGCAGGCTTCTCGCCGCGCTCGAATGCTTCGCGGGCTGCGTCGATCATGGCCTGGGCTTTGATAAGGCGGTCTGGAATGGATTGTTGGAGTCCCATTTTCGTCTCCGTGACATACCGCCGTGACGCTAAGGCTCGGCCAGGAAGGCCAGCAGCGCGTCGTCATCGAGGCGGCTGATGTTGTGGATTGCGCGGGTCAGCAGGTCGTGCACCTCGTCGATGCCGGTCACCTGCTTGATGCGCTCGACGTGGTCGGCGGTGCCCTGGTACACGTCGACCTTGAGGCTGTAGGCCAGCAGGCGGGCGCGGCGCTCTTCTGCCTTGAGCTTGTCCCGCTCGCGTTGCTCCCGCTTGCGCTCTGTGGCTGACTTGGCCATGAGTCACTCAGCCGGCTGCAGCTGGATTTCCTCCTGCTGGCGCCAGGTGTCGGCACAGGGGAGGGCGTGGACGGTTTCGAACACCGGCAGGCCAAGGCGGCGGGCTTCGTGAATCTCTGCCGCGGTACCGTCTGAGTGCTCCCAGCCGGGGGCCAGCACTACGGCGTCACAGCGGCGCATCAGCTCCATGGTGGCGCCCAGCCAGAATTGATCGCCAAGCTGCGGGTCTGCCAGGTCGAGGTGACCGGTATTGGCGTGCGGTACCAGCGGTGACCAGCCCTTGCGGGCGACCTGCAGGCCAACCTGTCTGGCGCTCTGAATGTTCAGCTCAACGGCCGCGCGCGTTCTGCCGCGGTACGGCCCGGCCACGTAGGCCACCGGCATTTTCTGGTGTGACATGTTGGTACCTATGGAAGGGGGTGAGAGACAAGGGCCTGTGCTGCTATCACCAGCGCCCAGAAAGCGATGAAGTGGGCCGCGTCTGCGGCACGGCTGCGCATCAGCTGGCGCTGGCGTGGCTGCCCTGCATCATGTTGGCCATGGCTGCGGTCATCACGATGGCGGCCGCCTGTTCGCGTTTGAGCTCACGCTTGCGGGTGCGCACGGCAGCAGCCACCTGGCGCTCTACGCCCTGGACCTCGAAGGGCGCCATGATGCGGTGCTGGCGCAGGTACTCGGTGTCCTTGGAGGCCAGCCCCTGCAGCGTGTCGAGCGCTGCCAGCGTTGGCGCGGTCAGGATCATCATCAGCCGGAACTTCATGAACTTGAGGCCTTGGTCCTTGGTGATCATGGGGTGTCTCCTTACACGTAGTCGAAGGGGTTGAAGAACGGGTCATCACGGCGGGCGCCGCCTTTGATGCGCGCCAGGCCGCCGCGCGGGTTGCGGGGTGCGCGCTCCTGGTGGTTGTCGGGGGAGCTGTTGACCACCACGCAGCAGATAGCCAGGAAGATGGCGAGCGGGGCGATGATGGCGCGGCGCATGGCCTCGGCCACCAGCTGGGCGCGGCGGTGGGCGCCCAGCTTGAACATGGCGCTCATGATTCGCTTGCGCACGCTGTCCGGTGCCAGGCCGGCCTCCCGGGCGATCTCTTTGTCGGTCTTGCCCTCGGCAACGCGCAGGGTGAACTCCAGTTCGCGCTTGCTGAGCAGGCCGGTGCAGCCCTGCCAGTGTTCGCTGGTGAGTGTGTGCATGTGGTGCGCTCCGTGCGATGAATGCCCACAGGCATGCGCTGGCATGCTTCTGGGCACTGGAAGAAGGGGAAAAAGAACCCCGCCGGAGCGGGGTTAATAGCCATGTAGGAACGTCATGATGCGAGTAGCATCGGGGATCGCCATCGGCAGGGGTATGCTGCTGCTCAGCAAGCCCGCTAACCGGCCTGTTTGGATTTCTGCCCGTACAGGCCGACACAGCACTAGGGCCGTGGCACGAATCGCGAGTCAGTCGCGATGATGACGATCCCCGATACCACCAGCGGCGATACCGGGCCACACTTTCGCAGTGGCCGCGGCTGGTCAGCGTGCACGCTGGTTACAGCACCATTGCAGCCCGATCCCCGCCGGGGTGACGGTTCACAGCTGCACCTGTTCATGCGATCGGTTGGCCTCCCGGTCGCCCGGGTGATGCGGGGTAACATCGTTGGCCGCTTGGCCCCTGCCAGTAAGGTAATGATCTGCGCCTTCTGGCGTTACGCAGATCGCTGGTGTGCGCTTTCGCGTTAGTAACACATGGCCGTATCCTCCAGTCGGTCGCGGCAGTGATAGGCGGCCGCTCGCCTGTCTACTTCCCGATGCCGGCTCAATCAACCGGCATGAGGAAGTCAGCCCGTACACCCCATCGCACGCCCTGCAGCTTTCATGACAAAACCCAGGGTGTTTGCGGTTCCGACAATGAAAATCAATGCGGCGATGGCGTAACCCGCGCCGGCCAAGGCAGCCTTTATTTGTTCGCTCATGTCGTTCTCCTGTGCGTGGCTCTGGGGCCACTGGTTTGCTAGTCTCCGTGGACGGATGACTACGAAAGGAACTGCGGTGAATGGATGCCAAGAACCTTGAGGTTTTGCGCGAGTTGAAAGCTCGAATGCAGCAGGAAGAGGAGCCGGTGAACCCGGCGGTACTGAACCTGATTGGCGAGCTCAAGCGGGTGCTTGGCGGCCAAAAAGACAGTAGCCGCCAGAAAGTCAAAATGACGCTGGTTGCCGGTGAGCCGACCGAGGTTGCGCCAAGACGAGCAGGGAAGAAGCGCAAGGTCAAAAAGCCGAAGACCAGTGCTACCTCAGCAAAGCCACTCAGCAAAAAGCAGGCTGCGAAGGTGGTGACCGAGCGAGTCCAACGGCGCCAAGCATCAGGGCGCTCTGGTGCTCATGTCACGCACTGCAATGACTGCGGCGTGCCTCTTGATAACCCAGAGGAAATACTGCGGCTTTCGAACCTGTGCCCGAAGTGCTTGAGTCGTTCACGCGCTCTAGATGGCGCTTTCCGGTCCAGATCTGACACTGAATATACGGATGTGACGCTCTTGCCGGGCGGCGCCCCGGGTCTCGGAAAGCGCCACTAACTATTCCGATTTCATCCCAAGCAGCCCTCGCGAGAAGGCTGCTCAGTGATTCGTCGTTGCTTCCCGCAGTCGCCTACTGGGCTTCTACCACCTGCGGGCCTTTCTTCTGGTTGTCATATAAACCGCTGCGCCGGCATGCCGAACGCTCCAGTCTTGTTACCTTGCGCTGTTACCCGCCACCTGCGCTTGGGCGATGATTTTTGTCCTCACTGCAAGCCTTTCGGGCCTGTCTGCTGTTAGCGGTGATGCATTCCGTTCTGAGGAATACCGCCAGGGAGCGTTAGCAGTGCAACCCTTTGTCCGCCGATTCCAGATGCGTCAGCAAAACATCGAGCAGGCCGGTTTCCAGTGACCGGCATGGAGTTCCAGATTTTGAAAGAGCTGTCGGGTCTGGCCCTGGCCGTTGGTGCCGGCTTGGGAGTCATTAAACACCGTGTTTATTTTCCGGTCAACACAAAATGTTTATTTTGTTTATTTTTTGGGGGGGTGGTTTCTTTCAGGCAAAAGAAAACCCGCCGAAGCGGGCTGTGGGAGGGCACAAAAAAGCCCGCTCGGGGCGGGCTTGGGGTGCATGCAGAAAATCGCATATCATCGCGAAAACAGTCCACGGGAGGTACGTCAGTGAACGCCCAGCAAACTATGAACTTAAAGTTGTTCTCGCTCGTGCGGCCAACCAGGGATGGAGAAGACCACCTGATATACAACCCTTGCGATGGGTGGCGAGTTGTTGAGTGGGATGATGCTGATCAGGTTTTTCGCATGTTTATGGGTGACCCGCTTGATGCGAATTACGCGGTCTTCTGGACGGAGCTGCCAAGCACTTACTCAATGTGCGCCATGGCGCAGGCTATCGCATGCCAAGAGGTTAGGTTTGACTCGCTTATTGAGAGTGAAAAACCGCTAATTCTGACAGAGCAGGCGCAAGCCGTTTAACGTTCTCTTCACTGGCCCCCATCAGCTTTAGCTTCGCGGCGTTGTCGGGAGTGAAGAATCTGAGTCCGTGATCAGCTATTTTTTCCGCCTCACGTATATTGCGAAGTGAGTCGCCCAGGCGCTTTGAGAGGTCGCTAATAGCCTGAGCTGATAGCTCGTCGATGTCGGAGTCTGTCAGCGTCGAGACCTCATTGATAGCGGGGCTGACGCTCTTTGAAATGAACGCCGAAAGGTCTGAGCCGAAGAAGGCGACACCGACAAGACGGCCAGCCTCTTCGGTAACCATGGGTCTGCCGCCAACGTAGTCCTTGCGCGATGTGCCGGTTTGAGCGAAGTGAACTGCAGCTTCACGCTTGCTCATCTGGCGCTCGACTACGATTACAGAGCGCTGCTTATATGCCATCTCGATAAGCTCGCCGGCCTGTATTGGCATCCACTCGCGTATTACTTCGCGACACTGGTTTAGCGCTGAACTCAGCGATTTGATTCTGCTGATTCGATCCTGGTGCTTGGCCAGCTCTGCCCGTATCTGCTCTACGGCCTTCCGATTACTTATGGCCTTGCGACGTACGTTGTAGCTTGCCTTGGCACTGCTGAAGTTCAACCCGAGATGGTTCTTTCCGCAGTCCTGCCCGATGTTGGTAATCCGTCCGTCAGACGAGACCACCAAATAACCGTGCATGTGCTTTTTGCGGCAACCCTTAATCCCGCACGGTACTTCGTCCACTTTTGCCAGTTCGTATTTTTCGAGCATATCTTTGATTGAGCGGCCTGCCTTTTCTCCAAACTCAATCTGCTGCTCATAGCCGGGCACCGCCTCTAGGTCAGCGAAATTCTTTATTGGTTCGCCCGAGCCGGTGAGGTACCGCTCAATTGCCTTGGCAACAGCGTCCTTATCAATCATTGAGCAGATTCGCTCCATTTGTGCATAGCTATTCGGTAACTACCAACAAGGCCACCACCCCACAAACCACCAGCACCACCACCGCCTCCAGCAGCTGCCGCCTTGCCCAGCGCTTACCCTCAAACAGGGCCCGCCAGAAGTGGAAGCCGAACATCAGAAGGCATCGCGCTTCGGAATAACGGCGCTGCATGTGGTCGCATTACTGCTTGCTGCGACGGTCATCGCGGGGCGGTTCCGACTGAGTTGATTTGGGTTTCGCTGACTGCCCATTGCCGCATTAGCCTCCACATGCATGTATCAGGTGAGCGCCTAGAAGAACGCAGCACCCCAGAAGACGCGGCCAATAATGTGAATGTCCTGGTCTTGCAGCTGCTCCTGAGAGTACTCTTCATCGGCATGGTCGTCGCGGTTGTAGCTTCGAACCCTGAGCCCTCCGCCAGGCAGTCGATAGAGCAGCTTTACTCTCAGCTGTCCGGCATGGCTGAGCGCGTAAATCTTGCCGTCAACCACGGACTTGTCGACGGTGTTAACCGCGACCGTAGCTCCGTCCAGTAGCACCGGCTCCATGCTGTTGCCCCGTATTGTTACGGCAACGGCGTGTTCAGCCTGAACACCTTTCTTCTTCAGCGACATTTTCCCAAACCTTAGCTTTCTATCGCTGCTTGGCTCGACTGCTGTTCGACCTGTTCCTGCGGCCAATTCCACCTCCTTGAGAAATGGCAGAGAGACGGTATCCGCATCTAGCGGTGTTTCGTCGTCCCACTCTTCTACCACACCAGCCAGCTCTGCTTGAGCATGGGATTCGTGCCGCTGCTGAGCTATCTCCTCAGGCCCGTGACCGTCCAGCAGCCATTCCATATTCAAGCCAAGTTTTTTACAGACTTCCCTATGCCTGTTCGCCGGCACTCCGCGATCGAGCCAGTTGTTCACGTTCTGCGGGGCGACACCCATCACCGATGCGAAGTCGGTGAATTTCCAGCCGTTCTTTTGCAGGTACGCCCTGAGGCGCTCCCCGGAATGCTTGTGTAAGTCCATAAACAAGGAGTTTACGGGGCTTGCCGCGCCCGTTAAATAAACGTATTGTTGATCCATGTTTATCACCAGTAAACGGAAGTTTTATGAAAAAGACTCCGCTTGAAGAGGCTATTTACGCCGTTGGTTCTGCGCGAGCGCTGGCCGAGCGTATCGGCGTTACCTCGATGGCAATCACGCAGTGGAAGAGGCGGGGCGTTCCTGCGCATCGCGTTCATTCGATTGTCGCGGCTTGCTCTGGAGCCGTTTCCGCCCAAGACCTTCGGCCTGACATCTTCCGTGCGGCGATGACGACCTGACCACGACTACATGGTGCCGCATGCGGACGGGTGCGTTAAGCGCACTGAAAGTGCTGGTTTTTCATACAGGCAATAAAAAACCCCGGCATTGATGGGTGGGGACCCTGCCGGGGCTTCGAGAGAGAGGACATTATGGCTACAGACGTGATGTTGAGCAATACCGGTGCGGCGCTGACGATGAGTAGTGCCGAGATTGCCGAGCTACTGGGCGCGCGCCACGACAATGTGCGCCGGACTATCCAGCGGCTGGCGCTGAAGAAGGTTATCCCTTTACCTCCAGCGGAGGAAAAGCCCGCCACAGGCGGCCGCCCTGGGTTGCTGTACCACGTGAGCAAGCGTGACAGTTATGTGGTGGTGGCGCAGATGTCGCCGGAGTTCACGGCGCGCCTGGTTGACCGCTGGCAGGAACTGGAAGACCAGCAGGCCGCCCGCCCTGCAATCCCCCAATCACTACCGGAAGCACTGCGACTGGCTGCTGACCTGGCAGAGCAGAATGGCGCGCTGCGGGCTGTGGTTGCGGAGCAGCGCCCGAAAATAGAGGCGCTGGGGCGCATCGCTGAGAGCAGCGGCACGCTGTGCCTGACCGATGCCGCCAAGCACCTCAATGTGCAGAGAAAGTGGCTGCTCGGCTGGATGCGCGATAACCGCTGGATCTATCGACGCGAAGGTTCGGCGCGCTGGCTGGCGTATGCGCCGCGGCTGTCTTCCGGGCTGCTTGAACACAAGGTAACGGTGATTGGCCTGGATGATGAGCAGCAGGACCGCTTGGCGTCACAGGTGCGTGTCACGCCGAAGGGTTTGACGGTGCTGGCCCAAAAGCTGGGCGGTGCTCCCCGATGAGCACGATGATCATGAGCCAGTGCTGGCCTATCCAAGGGCTCAGCGCGACCCAGAAGGCGGTACTGATCAGCTTGGCGGACAATGCGAACGACGAGGGCGTCTGCTGGCCGTCTATTGCGAGCATTTCAGAGCGTACTTGCCTGTCTGAGCGCGCCGTTAGGGCGTCTCTGCGCAAGCTGGAGGATATGCGGCTGCTGGCGAGCCATCAGCGGTCTGGAAGATCGACCTGGTACACGGTCCTTCCTGAAGGATTCAACCCCGGCACCTCATGCCCCCCTGCACCAGATGCACCCCGGCACGACGTGCCCCCCACCCCGGCGCCAGATGCCGGACACCCCGGCACGACGTGCCCCCAGAACCGTAAGGGAACCGTAAAGGAACCGTCACTCTCTGCGCAGCCCGACAAAAACTCACGTTCGACAGCCTCTCGGTTTGGCTTGACGCAGCTGTTGGCTGATAACCCCCACGGTGCTTCGGAGCAGGTGCTGTCCGACTGGCTGACCTGCCGACAGCGGATGCGGGCACCTGTGACCAGCACGGTGTGGGGCAGGGTGAATGCTGAGCTGGAGCGGTGCGCGGCTGTTGGGATCACTGCTGACGAGGCTCTTGGCGAAGCGCAGGAGGCTGGCTGGCGCGGGTTCAAGTGCGACTGGGTAGTTAATCGCCTGCAGAGGGCAGGGGGGCGCAGTGCTCCCGGCGCGGGCTCTGGACCTGACTTTGACGATAAAACTTGGGCAGACGACATGGGGGACCTGTGATGCGAGAGACCAAAGATCTGATAACCAGTGCGATGAGCGCCCCAGCTCAGCCTGCCCCCAAGGCTGCGCGCAAGCTGGACCCGGCGACTGTCGATGTGGTCAACGACCTGTTCATCGAGCTGCAGGCGATCTTCCCGGCTTGGCGCCGCGCTTGGCCTGACGACAAGTCCCTGGCAGCGGCAAAGCGCAGTTGGGTGAGGGCCTTTGTTGCATCCCGCATCGACCGTATCGAGCAGATCCGCTTCGGGCTGGCGCAGTGCCGCCTGAGCGGTAGCGACTTCGCCCCGAGCGTTGGCCGCTTCATCGAGTGGTGCGCGCCCACACCGGAGCAGCTTGGTTTGCCCGCGACTCGCGATGCATATCGTGAGGCCTGTCGAATCGCTCACCCGACCGCGTCGGCGGATGGTGTTCATGCTGCGGTGTACCACGCAGCCACCGAGGTCGGCTTCTGGGAACTGGCAAATCTGCCTGAACAGAAGAGCTACAAGCTGTTTGAGCGGGTATATGGCGCTGTGGTGCAGATGGTGTTGGATTGCAAGCCGCTGCGCGAGGTGCCAAAGGCGCTGCCGCCGTCAGTGAGTGTATGCACCCCGGAGGTTGGTCGCGCCGCGCTGGCCGGGTTGCGGTCATCGTTGGGCGGGGTGCGGGCATGAGCGCCGAGAACTGCGGCGGGTGCCACAAATGCTACAAGGGGCGCCCGATTTTTGGCGAGAACGGGCCGCGGGTGCTCGACCGGATGCTGCTGTGCCCTGAATGCGGCAACAAGCGCTGCCCGAAGGCGAGTGACCACGATCTACTGTGCACCGGCAGCAATAAGCCGGGACAGAAGGGGAGCGTTTTTCAATGAGAACGAGCCGCCTGTTCCGCTTCCGGTTGGTTGATGGCACTGCTGGCAGCACGATCTATCCCGAGCCCGTCAGCCTGGAGCAGGTCCAATCAGACTGCGTCGACCGTTTCGGTGCGCATCGGCTGGCGGAGGTGACCTTTGGCTGAAGCGAAGGGAATGAGGGCGGTTGGGGATGTTGTTTGCTGGTGGTTATCGCGCATCGAGGGCGACAAGGCCCGGTCGGAGAAGTACCGGCGCAGCATGGGCAGCCTGATGCGCAAACACGTGCTGCCGCGCGTGGGCAAGGTGCCGCTGCGCAAGGTGGATCGGGTGCTGCTGGATGACAAACTGGTATTCCCGATGCACCAGGAGCTGGCGCCGCGCTCGGTGCAGAAGGCTCTGCAGGCGCTGGGGCAAGCCTTCCGCATGGCCGAGGGGCAGGGGCGCATCGCCTCAAACCCGCTGGCCGGGGTCACGTTCAGGGATTTCTACAAGGGCAAGCTGAGGCCGAAGCCGGCGGCGCTGTCGCGCGTTGATCTGCAGGAGCTGGTGCCGCACCTGGTGGCGGTGTTCCGGGCCGACCCTGCCAAGGGCATGTTGCCGCTGATGATGCTGGCGCATGGCACCCGGATATCCGAGACGCTGCAGGCCCGGTGGTCGCATGTGTCGCTGGATGAGCGGGTGTGGGTGATACCTGAATCGAACACTAAGAGCCGGCGCGAGCATGTGTTGCCTCTGACCCCGCAGGTGCTGGCGCTGCTGCAGCGGTATCGGGAGGCACTGCCAGACCCACGGCTCAAGGCTGCATGGCTGTTCCCGGTGCGCGGTGGCGAGCGGATGGCGGAAACCAGCGCCCATGCCCTGATGCGTCAGGTGAGCGGACGGAAGTGGACAAGCCACGACCTGCGCAAGTTGATGCGCTCCAGCCTGGCTGACATTGGCGTTGACCACATGGTGGGCGAGCTGCTGATCAACCACACCCTTGGCGTGACTGCCGAAACCTACCTGACCCGCGATGCGATGGAGCGTCGGCGAGAGGCGTTGGAGCGGTGGCATAACCGGCTGGATGAGCTGGGATTTGCCGAAGCGCACGGCGCAAAAGTGGCCGTTCCTGCATTTCTGCCAAATTGCGCAACCCCAGAGCAGGCGGGCGATTGCGCTGATTCCTGCGTTTCTACACGGAGAGGATGAAGATATGGCAACACGGCGTGAATTTCTCAAGTTGGTGGGTCTGGCTGCTGCGTCGGCGGCCATCTTCAACCGCCTGAATATCGTCCGCGAGCCTTACGTTAATGAGGGCGAACTGGTGGATTACATTGGCCGCCGCCCAGGCGGCTACATCGGTAGCCGGGGTGTTGTGAAGGTGCTGCCATGGGACGGTAACGGGTATCCGGTTGAGCTGTCATCGCAGACCCCTTGGCGGCCCGAGACTCACGTTTTTTACGACGCTGATCTGTGCTGCTTGATGCGGGAGGTCCCCGACCGCTTTTGGCATGACCCAGATAACCGCCGATACCCGAACGTGCACACGTGGGTCAGATGCCGTCGATATGGCGAGAGCATTGATCAGGCGGTCGCCCACATGAACCTGTACCTATCCAAAGGCTGGGGGAAATCCGCATGACGGCCACAGACAGCCTGCTTGCATTGCCCTGGCCACCCAGGGACCTGAGCCCGAACGCCCGAGCGCACTGGCGCAAGAAGGCCAAGGCCGCCAAGTCGTATCGCACCACCTGCCACATCATGACCAAACAGGCCCGTATTGTTGCCCCAGAGGGCAAGGTGCATCTGGTGCTGACGTTCTGCCCGCCGGATCGCCGCCGCAGAGACGATGACAACTGTCTCGCCAGCATGAAGAGCGGACGCGACGGCATCGCGGATGCGCTTGGTATCGATGACAGCCGGTTCGAGACCACCATCCGGATGGGCGAGCCACGCCCGGGTGGCGCGGTGCTGGTGTGGATTGGCGGGGAGGTCACGGCTTGAGTGATCGCGTCGAGTGGGAGCGGGTCGAGCCTGGGCTCGATCTTTGGGAAACGAGCGACGGATACCGTCGCACGGTTGAGGTAATGCGAGGCGAGCGGGTGTTTGTGGTTAATGGGCCAGGCGGTGCGCTGCTGTTCACCAGCCCAGACCCTGATCAGCTGGACAAGTGCGTGGCGATCCACCGTAAGGAGCAGGCGTGACAGGGCGGCGTGACAATGTGGAGCCGGAAGTGTGCAAAGCCTGCAACGGCAAGGGCTCGACGCTTGGCGTGTTCCATGAGCTGGACTGCGTGCCGTGTGATGGCGTGGGATGGCTGCCGATGGCAGGGCAGGACCTGACCCGGCAGCTCGGGCGCTACCTGACCCACCGGATTGCGACAGCGAACGTGCTGAGGGCTGCCGCAGCAAGCGGGCAGGGTGCAGAGCGTGATTATCAGGACAGCCGGCGCGATGGCGTGCGCGGCCACTACACGGGGGATTGACCATGGCCTTTGATCGATCGACAGAGCAGCTGCTGGAGCAGTGGGGGATCTGGGTAACGCAAGGCTCAAGCGTTTCTGCTTGTCAGGTCCCCGGAGTGCGGCCAATTGCGGCTATCACGGACGAAGAGGCGCTGACCATTGATGGCTTGGTTGGGCGCCTTGGCAAGCGCTACCCGGAGGCTGGTGAGGTGCTGCTCCGCTACTACACGTCCGGAGCGCCGCTTGCTGATGTTGGGCGTCGAATGCGGGTTGGGGAGACGAAGGCGAGGCAGCTGCTCAATGCGGGTATCGCCTGGGTGGATGGTGCGCTGGAACCGAAGAGAATGGCCGCATAGTTATCTGTTGACGTCCGCGCGGAGAAACTATAGATTTCCAGTCACAGTGCGGTTTTACCGCCTCGAACATAGAACCCGGCCACGCGCCGGGTTTTTTTGTACCTGAATTTCACCGACCACGGACGGCTCACCAATGGGCCCAGCCCGGGACACCACCACCATGAGGAATCACCAGATGAGCGAGCCGGCATCCACGGCGCTTGGCGGCTTCGCGTTGACCAAAGTCGCCGGCTTCCTGTTTGGCGCCACCTTCGCGGCCATCGTTGTCATGGCTATGACTCAGCCGAAAAGTACCCGGGAATGGGTAGTGGCGCTGATCTGTACCGTTTTCGCGTCGGTCTGTGGTGGCGCTGGCGTTGTCCAGTGGCTCGACCTGCACTCATGGGCTGATCAGTTCGAGGGCATGGTTGCCCTGATCGGGCTGTGTTTCGTGTGCGGGTTGCCGGCTTGGGTGTTCGTGCGCGCCTGGTTCGCTTATGCCGACAAGCGTCAGCAGATGACGCTGCTCGACATGATCAAAGAGATTCGTGAGGCGCTGGGGCGCTGATGGGCGCCAGGCCAAGCAAACCTTGCGCATGGGCTGGCTGCAGGGTTCTGGTGTCTGGTGGTAGCCACTGCCAGCTACACGCGCCTATGGCCGCCGAGCGGCGCGCTAAGCAGCTGAAGCGTGCACATAAGCAGTACAACACACGTCGCGATGACTCTGACGGCTTCTACAAGACCGAGCGGTGGCGCAAGTTCAGAGCTGTCTACATCAAGCGGCACCCGCTGTGCTGTGAATGTGAGGCGGCAGGCAGGGTTACAGCCGCAGTCATCGTCGACCACATCAAGCCATACAAGACGCACCCAGAGCTTGGGCTGGCGTGGGACAACGTGCGCGCCCTGTGCCGCCCCTGCCACAACAGGATCGGTGCCAAGGTCGGCCTGACAGGCGCGTGATGACGCACCAACTCGGTGCGAAATTAGAGATTTAAGCTAAAGCATGAAGAGGGCTCTGGCCGAAATCGTCGAGGGGGAGGGGGAGGGTCAAAACCTCCAGCTTTTCGCTTCCCGAACGACGGGGGGAACCGTTTTTATGTTTCCGCAAAATTCGCATTCCGGAAATTATGGCCAGACCACGCAAACCAACCAACGTCCTTGAGGCATCAGGCGCGTTCCGAAAGGACCCGCAACGCCGTCGCCAGGACGCTGAAACCGTTGGGCCTCTGACCAAAGCGCCCGCGCATCTTGGTGGTGGCGTCCTGCATGCTTGGAACGAGATCAGTAAGTTCGCGCCGCGTGATGTGCTGAGTGACTCCGACCGGATTGCGCTGGAGGTGGCGGCAAACCTGCTCGCCCAGTTTCGCGAAGACCCGACAGAGTTTCCGGCGACCAAGCTGGTCAGGCTTGAGGCGCTGCTCGGCAAGTTCGGCATGACGCCGGCCGACCGGGCCAAGGTCGGCGGCAAGAAGGAAAAGCCGAAAGGCAACCCGTTTGAGTCTCTCTGATGGCAGCAAAAGCAAAGCCGCCCGGCGTGAAGGCTGCCGAGGCATACGCGCGTGCCGTCGTTGCGGGGAAGGTGCCGGCCTGCAAGTGGATCAAGCTGGCGTGCAAACGTCACCTCGATGACCTGAAGGCGTCGAAGGCCAAGGACTTTCCGTACACCTTCGACCCGGTAAAGGCTGAGCGAGTAGCCAAGTTCCTGCAGCTGCTGCCGCACACCAAGGGGCGCTGGGCCAGTAAGCGCGAGAACATCAAGCTGGAGCCGTGGCAGCTGTTCTCGATCTGTATCCCGTTTGGGTGGATCCGCAAGAAGGACGGCACCAGGCGCTACCGAACCATTGTGATCTTCGTGCCGCGGAAGAACGGCAAGTCGATCATCGGCGGTGGCATCGGGATCTACATGTTCACCGCTGACGGCGAGTTCGGTGCCGAGGTTTACAGCGGCGCCACCACCGAGAAGCAGGCCTGGGAAGTATTTCGCCCTGCCAAGCTGATGGTCGAGCGCACGCCAGACCTCAAGGATTTTTACGGCGTCGACGTGAATGCGTCGAACATGTGCAGGACTGAGGACGGCTCCCGATTTGAGCCTGTGATTGGCAAGCCCGGAGACGGCAGTTCGCCGTCCTGCGCCATCGTGGATGAGTACCACGAGCACCAGGACAGCACGTTGTTCGACACCATGGAAACGGGCATGGGCTCCCGCGAGCAACCGGTGATGCTGGTTATCACCACCGCTGGCTCAAGCATTGGCGGCCCGTGTCACCAGTTGGTGCGCGATGCCGAGCGCATGCTGGAAGGCGCGATCGACCGGCCCGACCTCTGGGCGATGCTCTACACCATCGACAAGGACGACGACTGGACTGACGAGAAGGCGCTGATCAAGGCCAACCCGAACTACGGGGTCTCGATCAGTGCGGACTTCCTGCAGGCCCGCCAGCGTGACGCCATGCAGTCAGCGGCCAAGCAGGCCACGTTTCGCACCAAGCACCTGAATGAATGGGTCGGCGCCAAGAACGCCTGGCTCAACATGCTGCGCTGGAAGGAAGCCCCGCCGCGCAAGTCGCTTGCAGAACTGGAAGGGCGGCCTTGCATCATCGGCCTGGACCTTGCCAGCAAGATCGACATTGCCGGCTTGCTGCTCGTGTTCCCGCCCGTCGAAGGCGACCCGGTCTGGCACGTGCACGGTCGGTACTACCTGCCAGAGGCGCGGGTGGTTGAGGAGCTTGACAGCAACACCGCGCGCTATCGCGAGTTCGATGCGCTCGGGCTGCTGACACTGACCGACGGCGAGGTCATCGAGTACGAGGTCATCAAGGAAGATCTGCGCGAGTTCGCCGGCCGCTTCGACGTGCTCGAGGTCGCCTATGACCCGTGGCAGGCCACCCAGCTCGGGCAGGAAATGCAGGCCGAAGGGCTTCTGATGGTCGAGGTTCGCCAGACCGTCCAGAACCTCAGCGAGCCCATGAAGGAAGTGGAAGCGCTGGTGCTGCAGAAGAAGCTGGCCCACGGCGACTGCCCGATCCTCACTTGGATGGCCAGCAACGTCGTCGCCAAGCTGGACGCGAAGGACAACATCTACCCGAACAAAGAGCGCCCCGAGAACAAGATCGACGGGATCGTGGCGCTCATCACGGCTATGTGCCGCGCCATCTCTCCGGAGGAGGCGGGGCCAGACCTGTCTAAACACATCATGGAACACGGGGTTCGCACGCTATGACTCAGCGTATTCGGCAAGCGCTGCCTGACGCCATCGGGCTTGCTGGCATCGCCAGTGCGACCTGCGGCGGGTGGCAGCTCTTCGGGCAGGCATGGGCCATGCTGGGGCTGGGCGTGTTCCTCGTTGCCGTATCCATCGCCGCCGCACTGAGGAAGGCCTGATGTTCTCCAGCCTGTTCAGAAAAGAGACGCAGATCCTCGACACGCCGGAGAAGATCGCCGCGGCGCTGCAGGACTACCAGACGGTAACGGGCCAAACCGTGACCACATCGCGCGCCATGCAGATGAGTACCGTGTTCGGCTGCGTCCGAGTGTTGGCGGAGTCAGTTGGCATGTTGCCCTGCAAGCTGTACCAGGAGGCAGGCAGAGAGCGGAAGGTTGCCACCACCCACAAGACGCATCAGCTCATCAGTGTCGCGCCAAACGGCTACATGACAGCCCAAGAGTTCTGGGAGCTGCTGGTTGCCTGCCTGTGCTTGCGCGGCAACTTCTACGCCTACAAGGTCATGGCGCTCGGGCAGGTGCAGGAGCTGCTGCCAATCAACCCTGGGTCTGTTAAGCCAAAGCTGAACGACGATTGGACAGTCAGCTACGAAGTGACGTTCAAGAGCGGCGAGACCAAGACGCTCACACAAGATGAGATCTGGCACGTTCGCCTGTTCACGCTGGACGGCCTCAACGGACTTAACCCGATTGCCTATGCCCGACAAGCGATTGCGCTGGGCCTGTCAACCGAAGAGCACGGCAGCCGTCTGTTTACCAACGGGGCCGTGACTACCGGCGTACTGAAAACAGAGCAGACGCTGACCGACGAAGCCTTTGGCCGGCTCAAGAAGCAGTTTCACGAAGAGCACGCAGGTGTAGCCAACACCTACAAGCCAATGATTCTTGAGATGGGCCTCGACTGGAAGCCGATCAGCCTCAATGCAGAGGACAGCCAGTTCCTCGAAACGCGCAAGTATCAGCGTGACGAGATCTGCGCCATCTTCCGGGTGCCGCCGCACTTGGTCGCCAACCTCGAAAAGGCCACATTCAACAACGTTGAGAACCTTGGCTTGGCGTTTGTGAACTACTCGCTGGTGCCGTATCTCACCCGCATCGAGCACCGCATCAAAGTCGGCTTGCTCAAGCAGGCCGACCAAGGCAAGCACTACGCCAAGTTCAATGCTGGAGCGCTGCTGCGTGGCGACCTCAAGGGGCGGTACGAATCCTACGGCAAGGGCATTCAGTGGGGCATCCTCAGCCCGAACGACTGCCGCGAAAACGAAGACCTGAACCCGCGAGAAGGCGGCGATATCTACCTGACCCCAATGAATATGACTACCAAGCCGGAGGCAAACGATGCCGACTAAACAGCGTCTCGATATTCCGCTGACCGTAAAGAGTGTTAGCGAGAGCGGGGAGTTTGAAGGCTACGGCTCCGTGTTCGGCGTCAAAGACTCCTATTCCGACATCGTGGTGCCGGGCGCCTTCCAGAAGTCGCTGGCCAACTGGCGCGAAAAGAAGCAACTCCCGGCCATGCTCTGGCAACACAAGATCGACGAGCCGATCGGCATCTACACCGAAATGGCCGAGGACGATATCGGCCTCAAGATTTCCGGCCGCCTGCTGATCGATGACGACCACCTCGCCAAGCGCGCTCATGCGCACATGAAGGCCGGCAGCCTGTCCGGCCTGTCCATCGGCTACATGCTCAAGGATTGGGAATACGACAAGGATAAAGGCGCGTTTCTGCTCAAGGAGATCGACTTGTGGGAGGTGTCGCTCGTGACCTTCCCTGCAAACGATGAAGCGCGCATTTCGGAAGTGAAGTCACTGCTGGAGCGGGGCGAAGTCCCGCCGCCCAGCAAAGTGGAGCGAGCCCTTCGAGAGGTTGGGTTTTCTGTCTCCCAGTCCAAGGCCTTCATGGCCAAGGGCTACGGCGCCATCAACCAGCGCGATGCGGAAGGTGACGCCCTGGATTACCTGAAAACCCTGATGAACCACCTGTAGGAGGCTACCATGCCCGCAGATATCCAAGATGTAAAACAGGTTGCCGATGCGCTCGGCGCCAAATTCGACGAGTTCAAGTCGAACAACGACAAGCGCATCGAAGCAATTGAAGCCGAGAAGACCAAGCTGGCTGGCACCGTTGAATCCCTCAACGAAAAGCTGAGCGAACTGGACGGCCTCAAGTCCGACCTGGAAAAAGAGATTGCCGCCATCAAGCGCCCCGGCGCTACCGATGATAAGGCCGTCTCCGAGCACAAGACCGCATTCATGCAGTTTGTGCGCAAGGGCAAAGACGACGGCCTGGGCGAGCTGCAGGCCAAGGCGCTGCAAACCACCGTTGACGCCGACGGCGGCTACGCCGTGCCAGAGGAGCTGGACCGCTCCATCCTCGAGCTGCTGCGCGACGAGTCGCCCATGCGTTCGGTCTGTAATCAGATCACCGTCTCCACTCCGGACTACAAGCGCCTTGTGAATCTGGGTGGCGCTGGTTCTGGTTGGGTTGGTGAGACTGATGCACGCCCGGCTACTGGCACGCCGACTCTGGCGCAGATCGCCGCGGTCATGGGTGAAATCTACGCGAACCCGCAGGCCACCCAAACCAGCCTCGATGATCTGTTCTTCGACGCTGAGGCCTGGCTGACCGCTGAGGTCGCCCGCGAATTCGCCGAGAAGGAAGGCGCCGCGTTCCTGCTGGGTGACGGTAGCAACAAGCCGAAAGGCCTGCTGGCGTACACCCTCAGCACTGATGGTGACGCCACTCGTACTTTCGGCCAGATTCAGAAGATCGAAACCGGCACTGCAGGCACCTTCACCTCGGATCAGCTGATCTCCCTCATCTACGCACTGAAGAAGGGCTACCGCGCCGGCGCCACCTGGATGATGCCGACCACCACGCTCTTCACCGTGCGCACCATGAAGGACTCCGAGGGTAACTACCTGTGGCGTCCTGGCCTGGAGCAGGGTGCGCCGTCGCTGCTGCTGGGCTACGGCATCACCGAGAACGAGGACATGCCGGCCGCCGCTGCAGATGCCAACGGCATCATCTTCGGCGACTTCAAGCGTGCCTACACCATCGTGGATCGCATCGGCACCCGCGTGCTGCGCGACCCCTTCACCAACAAGCCCAACGTCGGCTTCTACACCACCAAGCGCGTCGGCGGCATGCTCGGCGACAGTCAGGCGGTGAAAGTGCTGACCATGGCTGCACCGTAATCGGCAGGGGCGCCTTCGGGCGCCCCTTCTGGAGGTAGTCATGCCAAAGATTCTTGTCACCAAGCCTTTCCCGTTCGCACCTGACGGCAACCGCGTCGTCACGATCGAGCAGGGAGAGCAAGACGTTTCCGAGCGCTGCGCCGTTGTTGCGGTGGAGCACCTCAAAGTAGCCAGCATGGTTGGCGGGGTAGAAACCGATGATCGATCAACAGCTGGTAAAAAAGCACCTGCGCGTCGAACTCGACGAGACTGATCAGGACGACCTGATCCAGGGCTACACAAACGCTGCCATCAGCGCGTTTGAAAGCTGGACAAATCGCACGCTGGTAGCCACCGATGCAGAGCTGGACGGCGCTGCAGAGAATGCCATGGTCATCACCAAGGGCATTGAGCAGGGCGCGCTGCTGCTGATCGGGCACTGGTTCAACAATCGCGAGTCGCTGGTGATCGGAGCCAGCGTTGCCGAACTGCCGCTGGCCACCAAGGCGCTCTGGCAGCCGCACCGCTGGGTGAATGTATGAGAGCTGGCGAACTGCGCCACCGCGCTGAAATCGTCGAATTGAACGCCGACCTCTTGCCGAATGTTATTGGTAGTGCATGGGTAGGCGTTATCGCCAAAGAGGCAGCAGACGTGCCCATGCCGTCAGGGCTGCGCAACCCGGCAAAGATCGACGTGCGCGCGCGCTACACCAGCAAGCTGACTGGTGGCCGCTACCTGCGCCTCGGCCAGCGCCTCCTGCACATCACCAGCGTGCGCGACCCGCTGGGCAACAAAGCAGAGCTGCGCATCAGTGCAGATGAGCTTATTGGCCTTCCTTCGCAATTGTTGCCACTGAGCGGCGGTGTTGTTCCTTGCCGTGTGCACCTAGTCCATCAAGCGCCTTGGCTGGATGAGGAAGGTGTTGTGACCGATTATCGCACCCGGGCAGAGGTCGCAGTGATTGAGGTGGGTAGGCCGGAAGAGGGTGATCGGCTGCAGATCAACGGGCACCTTTACAGCGTCACTGGATACGCCAGAGATACTGATGACGGCGTAGTGCGCGGCCTGTGGCTGGAGCGTGAGCTGTGAGAGTCGGCGTGAAGATGCAGGGCACATCCCTTGCCCGTGCTCGGCTGGCCACGGTGAACCGCAAGGTTGACCCGGTGTTACGCGGGGCGCTGAACACCACGGCAACCTCGACACGGCGCGAGGAGTACGCAACACCGTTGCTCAAGGCCTTTCGGACGCGAGCCTTCCTCAACGCCAAGCTCAAGATCAAGCGGGCCCGGGCGCGCAGGATGGAGGCGCGGATTATCCCCTCGTCATCTGGTGTCAGGGTTAGCGCCTATCGCGGCTGGAGCTATGAGGCGATCAGTGCCACCAGGGCGCGTGTTTATGTCACCGGCCCCAACGGCAAGAAACTGGCGGCAGGTTTTGTGAACCCGTCGAGCGCTGGCAAGAAGCCGCTCTACAACCAAAGCCGGCGCGGGAAGTACGTTTACGCGCGACGCTTGCAGGAAGCCATCGGGCCGAGTATCGCCTATTGGTTCAAACAACTGTCGAACGCTCAATTGCGTCGGCGTACAGGGGCATTCCTGCAGCGCGAGTTTGAACGCCGCCTGCGGGCAGAAATAGCAAAGGGCATCCGATGAGCAAAGCAGCAGAGCTTACAGCGCAGTTTGAGCAATGCCTTGCCGAAATCAGTCAGGACGATGGTTACGCGACCCGCCTGAACGGAGTGTATGGGGTCGCCAAGAATGTTCCTGACAAGGCCGCAACCCCTTATTTGATCATCAGGATTGAGGAAGACGAGGCGGTAAAGCACTCCGGCAACGTGGTGCACCGCATCGCCAACTACCAGGTTGAGGCAGTATTCAGTCGTTCAGCTACGCTGGCCGAACTGCAGAACTGTCATCACGACATTCTCAAATCGCTCGGCTACGGCGGCAATTATCAAGATCGCCCGCTCAAGCCCGGCTGGGCTGGTGATGAGTCAGCCGAGTTTGATATGGGCGCATCAGGCGGCCAGCACCGCAGCGTGACTGCCTCAATCAGCATTCAGTACGTCGAGCGCTACTGACCACTAGCAACCGCACACAACCCGCCCCGGCGGGTTTTTTTTCGACCAGAGGAAACCCGCAATGCCAAACTACGCATACATGGGCAAGGGCATCGTGACCCTGAAAGAAGGCGCAGGCACTGCGCGTGATATCGGTAACGTCGCTTCGCTCGCCTTCAACATCAACGAAAACAAGATCAACCTGCCGAACTACCGCACTGCCGGTGGTGGCAACTACGCATCGGTTACGCGCATCGAGTCGGTCGAGGTCACCATGACCCTGAACGACCTGTCGCCCGAGAACCTGGCGATGGTGCTGTTCGGCACGTCAACCGTGGTGTCCGAGGTCGCCACCATCGAGGCTCTGACCACCGGCGCCAAAGAGTTCCAGATGGTGTTTACCGGCGTCAACGAAGCGACCACCGGCAAGACCGTGACCGTCACCGTGCACCGTCTGAAGGTTGGCGCGGCCCAAGGCCTAAACCTGATCGGCGACGAGTTCGCCGCGATGGAGATCACCGGTGAGGTGCTGCTGGACACGTCCATCACCACCGAAGGGCTGTCGCAGTTCTTCAAGGTCGAGATGGATACCATCGCGTAAGCCTGTGCTACATTCCTCCCTGTCTATCAGGGAGGAATGGTTATGCAGCAGTGCCCGTCGTGCCAATATGAACTGACGATGAAGGAGCAGGTTGAGGCTGCTGATAGCTGCCCGTCCTGCGGGGTTGTTTACGAAGAATTCCTTCGTGAGCGTGCCGAGGCAATGGAGCGCAAAAAAAGACGACTAGAGGAGCAGGGTCTTAAGCAGATAAGAAAGGCGTCACCGAGTCACGTGGTCGTCACAGATTTCGACATCCCGTTCTGGTCGCTGATTCAGTTCCTGGTGAAGCTTGCGCTGGCGGCCATTCCTGCCGGCCTAATTCTGATAGTTATTTTCTGGGGCTTTACATCGTTCATAAGCCTGCTGTAGCAGATATTAATTACCAAACCCGCTTCGGCGGGTTTTTTATTGCCTGGAGAAAGCATGAGCACTCTCAGTATCCTTTTCCCGAAGCCAGAAGTTATCGAGCTCGATGGGAAAGAGGTCTCGGTCAAGCCTGTTTCGCTTGAGCACTTCGATGAATACGGTAAAGCGGCATCTGAGCTTATCGGCCTGATGGCCAATGCCAGTGTTCAGCAGATCAATCGGTACGCGGAGCAGCATGCAGAAGACCTGCGGCGCGTGCTTGGATACACCACAAGCCTTAGCTGGCTGGCTCGTCGCAGGTTGCCGGCGACTGCTGCAGTGCAGCTCATGGTTGCGGTAATCAAGGTCAATGCAGGTTTTTTCGGAGAGGCTCTGCCGGGAATGGTCGCCGCGCTGAATGGAGCGATGTCGTCCAGCGACTGATCCGGGCAGGGCACAAGCTGGAAGATGTGCGCGGCTACACGCTCCACCAAATTGAGGCCTTCTCTGATGCGATTGATAGGCAAGAGCGGGCAGCAAACAGGCTCGCCCTCATCGCTGCACGCTCGGCGAATATTGATGCCAACCAGTTCCGAAAGATCCTAAAGGAGATTGGCTGATGTCCAAGGTCAAGACGCAGCTGGTTATTGAGGGCGAAAACAGCTCCAAGAAAATGTTCAGAGAGGTCGACAACGACCTCAGTAATCTGGATAGAAAGCTGCAGCGAGCAGGTAAGACGCTGATTGCCGCGTTCTCTGTCTCTGCGTTCACGAGCGCAATAAGGGCGATTGCGAACACTTCCGACGCATACAGCCTGATGAACGCCCGGCTTGGCTTGGCTACAGAGTCTCAGGAAGAGTTCAACGTCGCGCAGGCCGAATTGGAGCGCGTCGCTTCTGCCACGCAGGCGCCGCTTGAGTCGCTGGTTACCCTTTACACGAGGATCGCACGACCGCTCAAAGAGGCTGGGAGAACGCAAGCTGAAATCATTCAGGTCACCGAGGCTGTAGCAACTTCATTCAGAATCTCTGGCGCCTCGGCTCAGGAGGCAGAGAACGGCGTCATCCAGTTTGCTCAGGCACTTGGGGCCGGTGCGCTTCGGGGTGATGAGTTCAACTCTGTTGCAGAGCAAGCGCCTCGTTTAATGCAGGCGCTTGCAGATAGCCTTGGCGTCTCTGTGGGTGCGCTCAAGGACATGGCCGGCGAAGGTGAGCTGACTGCCGACGTGGTGACCGATGCCTTGGTTGGCTCGCTTGCAACGCTCAGAGCAGAAGCCGAAACCCTGCCGCAAACTGTCGGCGGCGCGATGGTTGAGCTTGAAGACAAAGTAAACAAGGCGGTTGGGCAGGCCGACTTGACGCCGTTGATCCAGGGTATCAGCTCTCTTGGTGAGACTTTGTCTGATCCGAAGGTGATTGAGAACCTTGCGCGACTGGTCAACGCGCTCGTGACTCTGGCCGGCCTGGCCGCAGAGGGTGGAGCTAGAGTCGTCGACTTCGGTGATGATCTCGGTTACATCGCCTCGAGGATTGCTGGCAGTGTTGACGAAATCTCTCGGGCTGAGAAGGAGATTGCCTACTGGCAGGCAGGGGCAGAAGGATTTGGACTTGTTGATCTGCTTTATACGGACGAGTACATCGAGCGCCAATTGAAGGCTTGGACCGAGTATCGCGACATGCACCTCCAGATGATTACTGGCGTTGCTGATGATATTGAGACCGTAGAAAGCGCTGCACAGGACGAGTCCCAGCGCCGCCGCGATCAGCAGGTTCGGAGTTTCAACACCTACGTTAACGATTTGAAAAAAATCCAGGAAGCCCAGCTTGATTATGTGAAGGACGCACTGAAAGAGCAGGCGGCGGCCGAGAAAAAGGCGCTGGCCGAAATCGAGTCCGTGAAGAAAAAGCGGCTGGATATCGAGAAGCGCTACTCGGAGGCGCTGGCTAGCCTGTCCGGCGGCGGAGTGGCGAGCTACGGGCAGGCCCAGAGCTTGAAGCTTTCGGCTCAACAGGCGCTTGCAAATGGAGATATCGAATCTGCGCAAGCATACGCACAGCAGGCTGTTGAGGTGCTGCAGGAGCTTGCCAGGGCAGGAGAAAACACCTACGGCTTTGAAGGTTTCATCAAGGAGCTTCGGTCAATTGAGCTTGCCGCAAATGATATTGAGACCGAGAAGGCTCAGAACGAACTGAAGGCCGTGCGCCAGACCATGGCGGATGTGCGCGAGCAGGCAGCAGCGCTTGAGAATATGCCGGTCAGTCTGAAGCTTGATGACGCCCAGCTCAACGCGGTGCGTCAGCAAATCATGAAGCTGGCGCGGGAAATGGGTCAGGAGCTGATCCTCCCGGTCACTATCTCCAATCCTTCAACTGCAACTACCGAGATCCCCGGCTTTGCAACAGGCACAAGCAGTGCTCCGCCGGGCCTAGCGTGGGTGGGCGAGAACGGTCCGGAGCTGGTCTCGTTTGCAGGGGGGGAGACTGTTTTCACAGCGGAGCAGTCGCGGAGGCTGGCGGCTTCTATGCCGTGGACTCAGGTTGGCAGCTACGGCGATATGGGTGGCGGCGCTCCGGCCGGCACACCCCTCCATCTCACCCTTGGCGACCGAACCTTCGGCCTGCAGGGCGACTCCAGCACCATCGAGGATCTGGCGCGCTTTGCGCGTACCGCCCGACTCAAACGCAGGTAAACCATGACACAGATGATTTTGGGCGACGTGCCGGTTTCGATCTTCAGCGGCGAGCCGCTGGTGAGCTATGGCGATGCTGGCGGCTCTACGGATGTGATTCTGTCCGGTGGCCGACCGGTACGCATGACGCACTTCAGCAAGCGGGTGATTACCGTCACCGGTACCGGCTGGATCAGCAGCGGGCTCGATGGCGTCAACCTGCGCGGTGAGCTGGACTTCTGGAGCCCCAAGCCGCTCACGCTGGCAACCGTAAGCACCACGGCCACGCTGACTGCAGCTGTGCGGCCTGATGAGCCGGTCACTGCCGAGGCGCTTGTGGGTGAGCAGTGGGTTACCGCTGAGGTCACCATGAGCGATCTGGACGCAACCATCACGCCTGTGGCCGGCGCGCTGGTATACCGCCTGGTGTGGTTCCCGCGCTTCACCGTGCTGGTTGATCCGCCTGCTGAAGACATCGGCGACCGGCAATTCAGCTGGCAGCTTGTCATGCGCGAGGTCTGACCATGCTCAACGCATATCCGCTTAACGCGGTACCGCTGAACGGGCTGGGCAGCTCTGGCATCGTCACGCAGATCATCGAGCCGGGCAGCAGCTTCAGTTGGTCGCCGCGCCTGCTGCTGGATGGCGATGATGTGACTGATCAGCTGCTGGGCGCCATTGTGGTCGACCGGTCAGAGTCGGGTGACGCCGTTGCGTCTTTCCAGCTGTGGCTCGGCACTGTGCCGGTATCCATCGGCAGCTACAGCGGGCGCTCTGTCGTTATCGATATCATCCTGCACGGCGAGCCAGAGGTGGTGAGTCGCCGCTTCACCGGCCAGCTGGTACAGCCCGAGTTTGATGTGGTCTCTCGGGTCCTGAGCTGTGAGGCAAACACTCGTCTTGCCGAGAATGTCGAGGCCATGAGCATTGCAGCTATCGATGCCCTGGTGGGCGGGCTGTGGTCGCCGGACGTGTTCGAGGATGTCGCAGGCCGCTCACGCTGGGACTACGCCCAAGAGCGGCTCAGCACCCGCACCGCCAGCCTCAACGCAGACCGTTACGGCGTCCCGAGAATCACCCCTTGGCACATTGGCGCTGTGCATTATGAGTTTGCGCCGGGGTCCACAGTGCATGAGTCGGTTGACGTTGGGCTTGCAACGCTCAGCGATGCAGTGAACGTCTATGAGCTGGAGCTGGATTACCGCTACACGCGCTACCGCCAGCGTCGGCAGAACTACACTTGGCGCCACCCTGGCACGGGCGGGAATATGTCGCTGGCCGGGTTTAATGCGTGGCGGGCAGATTCGACCGAACTGCCAGACGTAGACATGATCACCGAGGCGGTCAACTCCGCTGACTGGTATCTGTCTTCGTCCACCTGGTACCGGCTCTACGGCGATCTGCCCAATCTGCCGCAGCCCTGGTACAACAAGAATACCGACCTGTTGCTCGGTGCCGATTTCTCGGCGTCGATACGATGGAGCCAGCGGGCTGTTGAGAAGTACACCGTCCGGCTTGAGGTTGCCGACTCCGTGGCCGCCGTTGGCGAGGTGATCGAGCGGGGGCGGGTGGTGCTCGACACCGACACCGAAAACGACCGGCTTTGGGACGAAAGCACCGGCGATGTTGTGGCCGCGGTTACGGATGCACCTATTGATCAGCTCCAGCGCCGCGACCCAGAACGCCTGGCGGCCGCTTTTGATTGCGCCGTATCGGCCGGCGTGGCCACGCTCTGCGCGGCGCAGCGGGCCAATGTTGTGACGTGGCAGGTGCCGCTGGCTCATGCGCTGGCAATTGATTTTGGTCACCGCCTGCGCCTGCGTGATCAGGGGGCTGATGTCACCGGCATGGTCGTCATGCTGACCGAGGAAATGGACACCCAAACAGGTACCGCACTGCTCACCATTGGCATCGCGCCAAGCCTGGGCGCAGCGACCGCCGTCGGTGACATACCGGTATTGCCAGATCCGCCAGAGTTTGAGGATCAGCCGGGGCCAGTTATGCCCGGCTCTCTGCCGACCCAGATCGGATTGCGCGCCGACAGCCCGCCGTATGATGAAGAGCTGCCCGGTTTCGCCGGCAACTACTCGATCGGCAATGGCGACCCAGCAGACCGCTATCCCCGGCGCTTTGCGATTGATACCCCGGAGATTTTGGAGCAGTGGCGTAACGAGATTGAGGCCGCCGTTGTGGTCACCTATTCCATCGCGCCGCCAGCAGACACCCTGGAGCTGTAAATGACAACGCCAACCGAACGCGCAAACCAGCTGCGCGGCAATCTGAACGAGCGAGCCGGCGGCATTCGTGGCCGGCTGAACGCCAGAGCCCAGCGGCTTGCCGAGGGGCTGGCCCGCAATCTGTCGGAGATCATCGACCGCCCGCCGACGCCCCCAACACTCCGCCGCGAAGAACCGCGCGGCGGCATCCCGTCTGCACGCGGATATGCTCAGTACAACTACCAACCCGGCAGCAACCCCGGCAGAGGCGGCGGCATCGCCAGCCCCCTGGAAGAGGTGAACTACGGCAGCCGGCTGTACCACACGAACGGCATACCCAGCACTGACGGCCTGTTTGTTTATCCGCTGCTGAGCCGGCTGCTGCTTGAGGATGCGGACGGCGCGCCGGTTGAAATCTATCTTGCGGGCACATCGGCGCCAACACCATGAGCACAGAAACAAATGCTCCGCTGTGGGGTTGCCCATGGCACGGCGTCGTGCGTCGTGAGTTTGTCACGCCACCACCGGGCGTTGGTGGTGATCAGTATCTCTCGGCTCAGCAAACCCTGACGCTGCCCGGTGGTGCGGAAATGCCGTGGCCGCCGAGTTCGGATATTGATCAGGCCAACATCGCCCACCACGGCACGGTGTTCATGCAGCGCCTGCCTGGAGCCGCCCAAAGCCCGGAAACCCCTGCAGAGCAAGCTGCGCAGGGGATGGCATGGCGTGACTATGCGCTCGTTGCCGGTGGTTTTCGGGGCGAGGTACATGGCAAGCATCTTGGCGCCAGGGCTTGGTTCTACTGGGATGCCGATATGGGTTGGCCGTGGAAACTCAATTTGTCGGTGCAGCGAGTCAGCCCTGCAAACGCCTGGGACTTCGACGCTGTTGACTTGACGGTTAGCGCAGACCCTTCCGGCTTTGTGCTCAAGCCTTGGGCTGGCCTGCAGAAAACAGCGCGGCTAAATGTACAGCAAACGGCGGAGTTCTCCCGGGCAGGCTGGTCGAATGGAGGCTTTCGCTATTGCGTGGTGGATGCGGTACCGGATGGCAGCAAAGTCATCGTTGGTGTGTACAACGCCGACAACCGCCCGCTGCGAGAGAACGCAGAGTCATTCACGGTCAACGATGTCACGGCGTTGGGATTCTGGCTGATCGAAGTGAGCGGCACTCCTTTTGCCGGGGGGCTCAACTTTAGTGTGCAGGCAACCGAGCTCGCCACCCGCAGCGAATGCTTGGGCAGCGTCAGCCACACGCCGATGCCCACGGGCTCGGTCACAACCAACGTCTATACGCCCAATGACTTGCAGGGCTTCAGGATCAATGCGCCCCCAGGGCCGTACCCGCAGCCCTCCAACACGCCGCTGCCGCTTGTCTCTCGGTCATTTTCGGTCACGGAGGAGGTCGGCCAGGAGACAAGGACGCTCATCGGCAAAGTGGTGGGGTATTGGTTTGATGCCCAGGGCAACCCGGCGCCGGTGGTCGTCAATCGCATCGCCACGCGCCAACGGGCCAGCACCTACACCGAGCAAATTCTGGATGACAGCTTGGTGATGGTGATCGACAGCGAGGGCGCAACAACCTACGCGGGTAGCGCCGAGGGCGAAGCCAGCAGGGTTATCACCGAGACCAACATTGATCAGCTTGCTGTGACCTGGAACGGGCAAACACTCAATGAAGAGTGCCGACACACAAGGACGATCCGGTACGACTGGCACTACCAAGCGCAGGGCGGGTACTTCCCGCCGCCAGCAGCGCCCGGTGCGGCAATTGTGACCTACACAGTTGTGACAGAAAGCCCAGCGGGCCAGACGCAGCAAGGGCCGACTACGCAGCAGCTGGGCTCCGTCAGCGCGCCTGCAGGGTTGCCCGAGACTGCTGGCGAGTCAGCAGGCGCTGCCTATGAGTGCACCCTGGACAGCTTCCCCACGCTGATCAGGTGGTGCGACATGGCCTTTGGTGTGGCGTGCAGGGTCAGCAACACCGAGATTGGCGTTTCACGGGTACTCACCCCAAGCGGCGAGAAGGGCGCGGCGGGCGTTCACCCGGTAACAAACAAGTACGGCGCTTATCAGCCGGTCACGGGTCAAGTGCTGATGGCCCAACGGCACCCCGTCAGATTTACATGAGGAGATGAAATGCTCAGCTTTGTTGATAACTGGCTGCGACCGCTTCAGCTCACGGTAGCCCAAGTCGAGGCCGAGCTGGATTTGCCTGACGGTCAGTACATCCTTACGGTTGCGGACAGCGAGACGGCGGCCACGCGCTGGGAGATCCTTGCCGCCATGGTCGAATCAGGGCAGGCCATGCTGCTGCGCGAGAGTGCCCAGGAGTGGGGCGCCGGCAGCGTTATTTACTGCTCCGTGAACAGCGCAATTCTGGCTCAGATTTTCTTGGGGCAGGAGGCGCTGGATAGCCGTGTTACCAATCTGGAAGGCGGAGGGTTGCAGCAGGTCTATGCCGCGCCTACCGGTAGTGACGTAACGCTCGACCCGGCAATGCCGTATTGGGCTACCGCGCCCGGCGCCGGGCTGGTGACCTTTAGCGCACCAGCAGACCTGCCGGGTAGCAAGCGGCTAGAAAACACAGTCGAGGCAACGCTGTCCGCTGGCGGGCGCGTACGTATCGCCGGCAATGGCAGAGACATCATTGAGGCGCTGATACAGCCACACGCTGACATATCGGCCTCTCTGGGGCCTAGCAACGCCTACCTCGAACTCACAGCCTCGGCCACTGCCCGTGTCAGGCTCACTATCGCCGTGCGGGCTGGAGAGTACGCCGGCGGGGTTATCCGGCTGCAGCTGGCGGTAGATATCGTCGACCTGGCCTCATACGCGCAGCTTTCCTGAAACTCGCCATCAGAGAACACCTCACATGACACCCGCAAACCTCGCCCTGCGCATCGACCAGGGCGCGACCTTTCGTGCGCTGCTGCGCCTGATGCAACCCAACCCCGTCTACAAACCCATCACCGCTATTGCGGCCACCGGCCCGGTGCGGCTCACCGTAGAGCACGGCCTGCCTGGCGACTGGCCTGTGTGGGTTGAGCATGTGCGCCAACTGCCCGAGGCCAACCGCGCCCCATTGCGGCAGCTGCCGCACATGGCCCAGGTGGTCACCGCCACAGAGCTTGACCTGCCCGGCATCAACGCCACCGGCACCCGGCCAGAAGGTGGCCAGCTGGTGTACCGCCCACCGCTGGACCTGACCGACGCCACCGCAGAGCTGCGCCTGTACGAGAAGGGCGCAGAGGTCGGCACGCTGCCGGTCACCGTTAACGCCGGCGGCTGGGTCGATGTGGAGCTGTCCGCAGCTGAAACCGCCGCCCTGGCCTGGCGCAGCCGCGAGTATGTGCTGGACGTGACCCTGCCGAACGGCGACGTGCTGCGCGCCTACACAGGCACCATCACTGTTGAAGTGGCCGGCGCTGCGGCGGGGCAGGTGTGTCATGGCTTTGCTACTACCGGCGGTGATCGCGGTCAGCGCGGTGAGCGCGGTGCTCAGGTGGTTGGCTCGACCTTTGACGAAGAAGGCCGGCTGATCATGACGCTGGATGACGGCAGCATGGTTGCTAGTGACCCGTCCCCGGTCGTTGAAACTGTTATTGAAGCAACAGATACGGCGGTAGCGGCAGCGGGCGAGTCGGTTTCAGCCTCAAATGCGGCTGTCGAGGCGCGAACCGAGGCTTTGGCGGCAAGCGTGACCGCTGTTGAGAGGGCCGGGCAGTCAGTCAGCTCGGCGAGCGAATCGGCAGCTAGTGCAGAATTAGCAAGCACTGAAGCCAATAGAGCAGCATTGGCGGCCGACACCTCTGTCGGTAATGCCGATGTTTACTCTGACACTACCGCCGGACTGGCTGCCACATCCGAGGGTCAACAGTTTCAGGTGCTAAGCGCGGATAGCTCTGAGTTCATCCGATACCGGCACAATCCAGGCCCAGTAGCATTTGAGCTGGGACGGTATCCAAGTTCAACGTCTATCGGTGCGCTGCAGACAGGGGTGGCCGCTCTTGATGAAAAGGTAAAAGACTCTTTTGATCCGTGGCCTGCAACGATTGAGGACGACCAGGGCGGCATTGCCGCAGGCGTCGATGAGCAGGGCGTATTTCATGCTCCGGGCGGCCGTTTTGAATCTCTCGAAACTCCTTCCTTGACCTTTGCCCGCCCGAGCAGCGGATACGGTCAGACTGTGTCTGACGCACAGGGCGGCGAGGCATACGGCGTTGACACCGAGGGCCGTTTTCACGCTCCAGAGGTGGTAACGCGCGCTCTCAACGGGGTGCCCGTGGGCAGTTACGCCCAGCGTGCGCTTGAATTATTCGCGGCAAATCGGGTGGGCTTTGCGAACGAGGGGCAGAGCAATGCAGCAGGCCAATCCCCGGCTGTCCATACTGCTCAGGCGCATGACTGCGTCGGTTTCCCGGCCCACAGCACGGCCCCGGCAGCGCTATTGCCGATGACCGCTGCCAACTGCTCGTCAGACAGCAACAGGGAGGTACCTGCGTTTGGCGCGTTGGACTACCTGAAACAGCTTGTTCTGTCAGAGATCGGTCTCAATTACACGGATCATGAGTACCAGACGGTGCTCATGAATACTGCATATTCCGGCTACACAATCGCGCAACTCTCGACGGGCACCGATTCTTATGACGAGTTTGTTGGGCAACTCCAAGCGGCTTACGACATCAGCCAGTCCGACGGCAAAACATTTGTGCATCTTGCGAATTTCTGGACCCAGGGTGAAGGGGATTACCGCTCGTCGTGGGAGGGCTATTTTTCCGAGTTGCTGAGCTATCACGAGGGCCGCCAGGCTGCCGCGCGCTCGATTACAGGTCAGGCTGAGCCGGTCTACACGGTTGCGTCTCAGATGAACTCCAGCGGTGTTGATTATGTGCAGTCTGTCGCGTTGGCTGCACTGCGAGCAGCGGAGGCGCACCCGCATATTGTGCTCGCGTGCCCAACCTACATCCGTGATTTTATAGACGACGTGCATGGCAGCGGCGCGAGCCTCGACATAGAGGGCGCGTACCTCGGCCTTGCGGCTTTCCTCACTCTTGTTCGCGGACAGAAGTTCGATCCGCTCAAGGCCGTGTCGAGCCGACTCCAAGGTCGAGTTCAGGAGGTGACGTTTAACAAGGCGGGGTTGGTGCTGGCGACGTCCGCAACGGTGCCTGCTATTCCGCAATACGGGTTCCAAATGGTCACCCCAGGCGGCTCTGAAATTGCGCTTGAGTCCGCAGAGGTGACCGGCCCTAGCACGGTGCGCTTCGTGTGGGACTCTGCACCGCCTCCCGGCTCAATGTGGTGGGCCGGCGGCAAGCGAATCACGAGCGGTAAAGGCATCTACCTCGGCAGCTGTATCAACCTGCGCGACAGCCAGGGCGACCATTTCACCTACAAATCAAACCCGCTCCACAACTGGGCTGTAGTCCAGACAATTGACCCGAGAGGCATTTAATATGGCTGGTGTATCTATCGTTGCAAAGGACAAGGCATTCTCGAACGTCATTGGGCGTCGGCCTTTGAACCTAGAGCAGCGCGTCTTCGATGTGTTCAATGATCGCCGGGCTTTTCGCGGGGCGATCTATGCACCATGGGATATTTCGACGCTGTTTCAAGATGAAGCCGGTGCGGTGCCGGTCACCGCAGACGGAGACCCGGTGCGCCTTATGCTGGACGTGTCCGGCAACGGCGCGCACTTTGTCGCGCCATCCGATGCGGCACGACCTATCTATAAAGCAGGCTTGCAGCCCTACCTGCAGGCCAACGGCACTTCCAGTGACATGCGAATGGTGCCAGCTGGACTGGGCATGACATCGTTTAAGAATCAGGTTTCGGTGAGTATGGGGTTTTTGGCGGACAGCATCGCAACATTTCGGCACCTGCTCTATATTCGGTCTTCTTCCAATACTCCGCGGATCACGCTTGGCACTGGTGCTGATGCAGCGCAGCTTCGCACGTTCGTGCGGCGCAAATGGGATGATGCCGATACTCAGTTGAATCTACCCAAGCCTACTGGTGCGCACTTGTGGAAGGTGTTTTCTGATTTTGCAGGGGGGGCCGCCGACTTGTCTCGAGACGTTACTGCCGCTTCCGATGCCGCCAGCCTGCCATTGGCGCAAATATCCGAGAACCCTGCCTCACTGGGGGTATACCTGTTCTCATTTGCAGGCACAGGATTTGCCAATTGTAGATTTTACGGCGGCGTCATCTTGGCATCTGAACAGGACATTACCCCCTACCAGGCCGATATTGACGCCTATCTTACTGAGAAGATGGGTATCTGAAGGTTGCCGGTACTACAAAACCCGGCGGTACATCGGAACATGCCCACATCCGTGTAGAGCAGAAGCAACATGCCCGCCCGGGCCGACGCTGTCGCTGGCCAACCCTGCAAAACGCTAACCCCATCACAACAGGCCGCCCATTGAGGCGGCTTTTTCATGCCCGGAGAAAACATGACCCTGGATCAAATCCGGCGCGGCCCGATTGCGGCTGCGCTTTCACTGCTGTCCGACCGCATGACCTCGCCAGAGGCTGAGGTGCAGATGCTGGCCATCGGGCTGCAAGAGTCCCGGTTCGAGCACCGGCACCAGATCGGCGGGCCGGCGCACGGCTGGTGGCAATTCGAGCTGGGCGGCGGCGTGCGCGGCGTGCTGACGCATCCTGCCAGCCGCGATCTGGCCAAGGGGTTGTGCGTTGCCCGCGGCGTAGCTCCGTCCTCGTCAGCTGCATTCGCCGCGCTCGAGCACGACGACATACTCGCCGCTGGCTTCGCTCGGCTGCTGCTCTGGACAGACCCCCGCCCGCTGCCTGCCATCGGCGAGGTGCAGGCCGCGTGGGACTACTACATCCGCAACTGGCGCCCCGGTAAGCCACACCCCAAAACATGGGCGCCGCTCTACGCGCAGGCGATGGAGGAGGTGCGGCATGCTGAGTAAATACAAGCTCTGGCTGCAGGCTGGCGGCCTGATCGCCCTGGTGCTGCTGGGGTTTGGGGTCGGGTGGAGCTGGCAGGGTTCGCGCTGGGAGAGCAAATACATTGCCCTTGGCGCGGCGTGGGCAGAGGCGCGGGCAGCAGCCGAACAGCAGGCCCGGTCAGAGGAAGCGCGGCGCGCAGCCGCAGTAGAGGGGATACGACGTGATGCAAAACAACAGATCGAGGAGGCTCATGCTGATGCCGCTGCTGCTGCTGCCACTGCTGACAGCCTGCGGCAGCAACTCGCCGAGCGTACCCGTCGAGCCACCCAGGGTGCCGGCGCTTGCCCCGGAGGCTCGCCAACCACAGCCACCCTCGTACTGTATTCCGAGCTGCTCGACCGGGCTGATGCGCGAGCGGGAGAGCTGGCAGCAGAGGCTGATCGACGACGAGTAGCGGGCCTGGCGTGTGAGGCGCAGTATGAGTCCCTGTAAGCGCCTGACAGACATTAGCGCGTGGCGTCAGTTTTTGCAGGCAAACTCTCCATGCAGATCGACTGCTGCTGAGTTGTATGCTGCCGCTGCCTCTTCGACGCTACCAAACAGACCTAGATGCCTGCGCTTTTTCCCGTCCCTTATTACCGCACGGTATTTACCTGATGCTCGATGAAAGCTTACTCCTTTAATTCCAGTTGTAGAGTTCCTCTTCGCCGTTATATTCCAGAGGTTCTGCGCGCGCGTGGCCGGCCTTAAGTTGCAAATCCTGTTGTCACTGCGATCCCTGTTTATGTGATCTATGTCTCCCGGCGGCCATTCGCCGTGCACGTACAGCCAAGCAAGGCGGTGAGCCTGATAACGCGTCACTTTTATTCTGATCTCGCAGTAGCCGAGGTGGTTTATCCTCCCCGCGATGGATCCTGCTGGAAAGTTTGATGCTGCACGCAGCCTTGTGAAGCGCCCTGTTTCCGGGTCGTAATGAAATAGCTTTCTGAGTTCTTCAGCAGTGATCATCCATCCCTCCTAGTGGGTTGGTGCAATTTTGGGGGAGCATTCCCCCAAATAATCCCCTCAGTATCCTATAGGGTGCTTAGTGACCATCAGTAAAATCAGTATCTTGCCGGACGCGAAGTCCGTTAAGTGCGGGCTGAAAACGGATTCGAAATCCGTTGTACGGGCAACCGTACCCAGGGTTCGAATCCCTGACTCTCCGCCAATAAACAAAAACGCCCAGCCTAGCTGGGCGTTTTTGTTTATCCGGTGAGCTCTCGGTGAGAACCCTCGTTCGACCGAGCCTGCCGCGCAGGCGAGGAACGCCGGAGCACAGCGACGGCGGCCCCTCGAAGAGGGGTGAGGTGCGCAGCGCCGAATAATCCCTGACGAAGCCTCAGACGGCACAGTCCCCGACTAGCTGGGCGTTTTTGTTTATTCGGAGGGTTCTCGGAGAGAACCCTCGTTTGGCCGAGTCGGCACAACAGCAAACCCGACCAGAACAATCATTGCGTTGGTAGAGCTAAGTCGAACAGGTTGGTGGTTTGGCGGGTTCTATGCTTTTCGTTCAGCGCTTTGCGATAGCTTGCGCAAGCGCTCAGAGCCGTCTTCAGCCAGGTAGTCTTTCACGCCGTGAGTGGCAGAAAACTCACTCTCTGTTCTACGGCGCAACATCTCCTTGAAGCGCTCAGAGCCATCCTCGGCCAAATAGGTGTTTGTCGGTACCTCATAGAGCGATGCACTGATTTCTGTCGCCTTGCTGCGCAGCTCAATAAGAAGCTCCGCGCCATCCTCGGCATGAGCAACACCAACAGAGGAGCCAATGAGCACGGCGGCTGATACCAGCGCTGCCAATGTATTAAAAGATGGGCGATTTGACACTTTCATTTTGTGTATCTCCAGAACCATTTCGACTTGAGGCACACTGCTTGTATGGGCCCCTTCAAGATTCCTGCAGAGCAAGCGCTTTGGCTTTCTGCTTGGGTGATACGGTAAAGAGTTGGCGAAAAACGCGATACACATATGCTGTCGAGTGAATGCCTAATCCTCTTGAGCAGAATTTGATTTTCTTCTGGAGGTGATGCGTAGGCGCCGTTTTGCGGTGCTTGCAGGCAAGATAAAACAATGCTCGCGAATTATTGCCTATTGCTGTTTGCCTATATGTCCAAATGTGCCGCTTTTGCCTTGCCGTGATGCAAGAGCGGCTTGGCTATGCGCTGACGGATAATAATCAATAGAGTGTGTGCCGGGGTTAACGCTGGATAGTGATTGATCAGGCCATAGCCAACTTATAGAAATGGCGGCCGACCAATCACTCAGCGGTTATCACGAGGCGGACAGAGAGGCTCTGTGTGTCTTGTAATTCTCCGCTTGCTCGAAGATTTCTTTATACACTTTATCCCGGTCTACCGGCGGGTAGCCATGCTTGGCCAGCAGGTGCTGCAACAGCTTGATGCGGGTGTTGGGCAGTTTTATTTTCTCGATCTTGGCCAGATAGTCGTCATCAAAGATGTCTATCTCAGCGGTGCCGTTTTCGCCCAGCTTGAATATCTCCTCAATGCCCTCAGCGCTTCGCCGACCATTCCGCGCACGCGAGCGTTCATCTGCGCGATATCCGGAGCACTGCCTTTGGTGAGCTTGAAGACGATTGAGCGTGCCGCGAGGTAA